GTATTCATCTATAACATTATTCGATCCTGTGCCATCTATAAATATAGGCCAAGGGTCACCACCTAGATTAAGTGTGCATGATATCTCACAACTAGGTCTATCTTTATGTCTTTTAAGTTCATCACCTTTTTTATATGCTCTTGCATAAGAATATGTAGGTATCAAATCTAGTCCTGTGTGCTTTTTCATTACAGGTAACATTTTAACCAATAAAGTATCCATTACAAAATCACCGTAACAAGAGAATGTATTTGGTATTTGTTGATCGGTCCATGTTCCAAGGATCGGGGACTGTGAGTGTAGATTATTTTGATACATGTATCTAACAGCATCTTTTTTAAGTAAGAAATAATTAAGAATAAAGTTAGCTAACTCATAAGATGTAGCTTTTTTAATTACTTGATATTTTTGTTGTTTAAATGTCATAGAAACATACCTTTCTGTAAAAAATTAAATGAAACTGATATTCTTATATCACTAGATTGGTTGGGATCAACACAATGCATTAACCAAGATGGAAACATAATACATCTTCCAACTTTAGGTTCATAATTTGTTTCTCTAAATAGTCTTGGAGGCACTGGACCTTTTTTCTGATTTGGTCTAACCATTGCAGCTGGTGATCTTGGATCATCTATTTTTAACTGTCCTGAATTTTTAGGTGCTTTAACATAATATACGCCTGACCATAGTGAATTAGGATGTTGATGTGCTCTGTTCATTCCACCTGGTGGATTTATGTTAGCCCACATATTACCAAGTATAGGTTCACTATCTAAATGTTCTTGATCATAAATTGTTTTTTGACATGCATATAACATATCAACAAGTTTTGCATACTCAGGTAAATCAGCCATATTTGTAGTTGAATGCCAACCTTGAACATTGGTTCTTGTTACACCCTTATCTCTATTAGACCAGGCTATAATATCTCTTTCAAGTTCTTGATTAAGAGTTGGGTGCTCTATATCTGCAATATAGATAGGTGTTGGAAATAACAAATCTCTATACATTACTTAAAAGGGGTTCCTCCAAACCACATAACTAATGATTGTCTTCTACCACGTGTTACAGGTTTTACTCTATGTCTTATAAATGATGCAAAAAATATTGCATGACCTTGTTTTAGTTTAGCAACTTTACCTTCACTCATTAATTCTAAATCTCCACCTTCAAACTCTGATTCAGGTGAAAGTAGTAGTGTCATAGATATTTTTCTAACAGGAGGTTCGTGTGCACAGTTTATATCATTATCTACATGCCATTCATAAAACCCACCTTCTGGATATTCAGTATACTGTGCCATTTCATTTATTGTCATTCCATCAAAACCAAAATGATTACCATTTGTAGTTTTCATAATTTTATTTAAATCTTTGTACATTCCATCCATTTTAGAAAATGGTATCCAACTAATATGTGAAGTTCTAGTTTCAGTATCTAACACACCGCCTCTAATACCTTGCTTGTTTCCAACCTGTGCGTCGTTTCTAGGCTCTGCACGTCCTGCAGCAATAATCATTTTACATTGTTCAGGTGTAAAAATAGGTTTTGTGGTTTCTACTATATAAGATTTCCATCGTGGTTCTGTTATCATATTAATATCCGTATTCTACCCATCCTGTTATTATATATTTATCATTCGATAAAGGTGGGTTACCTCTATGAACGTGTGTAAATTGTGATGGCCATACTAACATAGTATTTTTCTCTGGTTTGAATCTACACTTTTGATATAAAAATTCTGTTTCTCCACCTTCTGTAACATCGTTAAGATAAATCATAAAAGCTAGTATTCTGTTTCTTGCTTTCATCGCTGCGTTTTCACAATGCCAAAAATGATACCCCTCACCTACTTTGGTTTTCTGTATCTTAACCTCAAGTATATTATGTGTGGCTAGCTTTTTTAGATATGAATATTTTTGCACATATAAAGGGTATACATCTTTAAAAAACATATCTATGAAAGGTTTGTTATTATAAGTCATAGGAACATTAGTATCTCTGATGGTATCTATTGCATTGTCGGATACTAACATCTCATCTACTTGTCTTGGATATACCGCACCTTGTTTCTCACATTTATCAAAATAATTTTTATAGTCATCTATCATTTCATTTGGCATAAAATTTTTAAATAAACCAATATGGTTATCAATGTAAAATTGTTTTTCCATTAACTAGCACCTCTGTTTTTTATTGGATCAAATTGCACATCACAGTTTGCAGCAAGCGTTCGTCTTACTTCATTAGTTCCATTAAATGGATATACGCAATGTCTCATATCATACGGGAAGATATAAAAGTCTCTAAGATCCATTGGTGGTTGATAATCTATCTTTGCAAACTGACCGTTAGCTGCACCTAATATCTGTAGTCTACCGTTTTGTGGCACTTCATCATTTGAATATTCTCTACCATATGTTGATGGTAATTTTAGAATCATCACACTAGATAGACCTGTAAACAACATGCCTCTATGAATGTGTGCAGGATTATATTCGTGTTGTTTCATCTCGTTAACCCAGATAGAATTTAGATGGGTTTCATAATCTCTTATCTTATTAAACGCTAGATAATGTTTAAACATTTGTATAAAATAATTTGTTACATCTCTTGGTAACATATTATGATTTTTCATCTTTGTCTGATCTGCACCATTATAAAATAAAGAATGTTCTTTCTCTATCTTACCTACTAACTGTCTATTCGCAGGTGCGAGATTATTAAAATTAGATTCATAAATATAATTAATAGAATTGAATATATCTAAAGGAACCTGATATTTTAAAATAGATTGACCTAAAAATATAAAATCAAACTTTGGGTTTTCCATGTTGTTCAAGTTGTTCTCTTTCTTTGTAACTGCTTTCTAATTCACCAGATTTTTTAATTCTCTGTAGTGATTGTAATTGTCCCATTACATTAAATATCTCTGCTTCTGATGAGTTTTGATTTAATGTTTTAGCTTTTTCATGGTATTGTAAACCATAAGATTCTAATTGGTGAACGTTGACATCTTTATCATTAAATGATCCATCGTTAAATTCTTTCTTTAATTTAGACCACATTTTAATCTCACGCATTCTATGTCTTGCAACTTTTTCCATAGATGCTTTACCAAATCTACATTCATCTAAATCTATTTGATATTTAGTTCTTTTGTAGTCATCTTCTTCTGTTTCAATTTTCTTTTCTAACCAAGTTATCTTTGCTTCGTTTCTTCTATAATCAAATGACAAAGCCATAAGATTATCTAAATAACTAGATTGTTCTCTTACACACTGCCAATACTTTGATGCTTTAGTTGGGTATCTATTATCTTGTAACACAGAAAACCTTGCCTCTGTTTCTGTTCGAAACATTTGTTTCTTGGTCCATGTATCACGAAGCTCGTCTACCATACCTTTAAATGATGATAGATCTTCTTGTGTTAATAGATTATTTAAATGTGGTTCTTCACCTTGTATTACTTCTTTAACGTCTTTTTTCATAGCTTTATCCTTTATAGTTAAGACTAATATATATTAATTAAAATATATTACAAGTCTTATGAGTCGGTAAATGTAATAGTTGTAGGATTTTTTGTATCCCATTCTTCTGTAGCTGAGGAAGCACCAGGTGCTGCTTCTCCACCAAAAGCTAATCCTGAATTATTGTCTGCTCCAGCTCCTCCTCCCTGCATTCTTGCAGTGCTTAGATCAGCAACTTCTGTCCAATTAGTTCCATTCCAACTTTCTGTTGCTCCTGTAAGTGGTGGTGTGCCTCCTGCACCTATAGCTGAAGTAGATGTACCAAATCCAGATAAATATATTCTTCCTGTGTTTAAATTATTAACTTCAGTCCAGTTCGTTCCATTCCAAGATTCTGTTTCGTTTTTTGCTCCTCCTGGATTTTGTCCACCAAAAGCTAAAGCAGCTGTATATACTTTTCCTGAAGATCCTAAACCTCTTCTAGCAGTGTTTAAGTCATTAACTTCAGTCCAGTTTGTTCCATTCCAATTTTCTGTTTTTGCTGAATATGGTGGCTCATCTCCTCCAAAAGCTAAAGCAGATGTATTATCTGCTCCAGCACTACCAGCGAGTTTTCTTGCTGTAGTTAAATCGTTTACTTCTGTCCAATTACTTCCATTCCAAGATTCTGTTTTTCCAGTTATAGGTGGTTCTCCACCAAAAGCTAATGCTGATGTTTGAGTTCCAGCTGCTGCTGCAGCTTGTCTAGCTGTATTTAAATCGTTAACTTCAGTCCAGCTTGTTCCGTCATAAGATTCAACTAC